GTCTTTACCTCAGCAACAGAAGGATCCAAGGTATATGTAGAAGTACCCGCCGATGTCGTAATTGGGAAAAAATTATTAGACCACAAAAATCTAGAGCTAGACGCCGTATTAATATACGCCTCAACAGACCACTGCTTAAACAATGCCTGCACTTGTGCGTCAGAAAAATCCTCGCCCGCCTCATCAGCCATCTGCTTTGCAAATGCTCCCAAAGTAATAGCCATGACTAATCCTCAAATTCTCTCGTTATTTCTCTTGGTTCCGTAGTAACTGTAGGCTGTACACCAGTATTACCGACGGGCCGCAACCACTTTGTTGGACGATCTTCCTCAGATAGGATATGTCTACCTTCATTGGGGTGCGCAATTTCTTTATGCTTGTTCAACGCAGCCTTTACCTCAGCACGCACTCTAGGTTCAAGCTTATCGTATGGCAAAAGACTATTTGCTTCACATATCGAAAAGCCACAAATCTTACAGGTATCAGGAGTCAGAGGTACACGCTTCCTAACAATTGTTAGAGAATCGACTTTACGTTCTCGAGTAACGTACTTGGTTTTCTTTGCCATTATTGGTCCTTACGAAAAACAAGTCCCTTATCGAAAAGACAATGAACTTCAGTAACAGAACTAGGCACTTTTTCCTTCGGCTTTTCATTCACGGGATTTGGATACTCTACAATTAGAGGACCATCATAATCACCAGACTTTACCTCCTCAAAGAACCCCTCATCGGCTTCCTCTTCTGTACCCTCCTCTTCGAATACCTCCTCTTCCTCTACTTCTGCATTCAGCCTATCACGTTCTGCATTAGCCCAAGCAATCACAGCTTCGGCAGTTTTCTGTGAAAGACCAGACACAGTACGTGCAAGTGCCAATTTATTAAAATCTGCAAGATCATCCAAAGTAGGAGCAACCTCAATAATAGCATTAGCTTTTCTCTGGCCTACACCCTTAATTCCCATAATATGCTGAGGCTCAATAGTCGGAGACATTTCATACTCTTCCATGATAAGACCTTTTTGATAAATACAGGGCATCCTCATATTTCGAACATATACTATGAGAATGCCCCATATAGATTAAACGAGAATGTTAGTCAATCTACCCTGACGAGCCCGGTTGTTAGTAACAATGTTCGCATACAAGATCACGTGATTGACCTTAGCCTCCTGGTTAGCAGGAGAAACAAAAGGCGACGAAACAAAGTTTCGACCCTTACCAATTACAAACCGCAGATAATTAGCGTTCAACACGAAAGCGGTATAGCTGCTTGAAGTGTCGTCAGTAGGAACATCGTCGTCCCAAATCATCGGAACACCATCGAACAAGATATTGTCAAAACCGAGATCGGCAAGACGACTATCATTAAACCGACGCTGGAAGCTCAAAGTCGCAAGATGCGCCTCAAAAACCTGACGAGCAGTAATAATAATAGTCGGACGATCATTACCGCGCGAAGCAGTATTGACAATAGTTCGAAGCTGCTTAACGCCTTCGGTCGATTTACCATCGGTAGTCTCATAAGAGGTACCAGTAAAATCTGCCCATTGATTCCTCCACCAGCTATTCACAGCAAGCGAAGAATCAATATTCCCATAGACACTCCAAGCCCCGCCATCTTCAACAGCGACATTTAGACCAGTAATATCTTTACCGTTATTACCAGTACCATCGCCGAAAAGCTGTCTGCCGACTTCAAGCTGCATAGAGATCTCAAGCTGACGAATCTTTGTTTCAAGAAGATTAATCAGCTGAGTAGTGCTTCCGCTATTCTGAAACACTTCTCTACCACTGATAACCACAGCACCAGCAATCTGCTTCCATTCATACTCCGCAGCGGTAATACCTTCCTGCGGAGTAATGTCGAGAATATCGTAACCGTGATAAGATTTCACGGTAGTATTCTCACCATACAGCAGAGGCTCAACAATATTTCTACCACCATCACGCTCTTCAATAAAGCCATGAGAACGCAGCTGTGCTAGAATAGCCTGATTGTTTACCACGTTATCAGCAATAGCACGGCGATGGTTCTGCAACGTGGTGGTTGTTAGAGCATCAAAATTAACATTTCCAGTAGCCATCTATTACCCCCACTAGAAAAAACGCAGTGTAGCAGTACCGCCAGACGGAGCACTAATTGCTACACCCCGCGCAGCAGAACCAGTCACACTATATACACCAGGAAGCCCTGACGCCTGACCAGCAGTAAGTGCTAGCACGGAAAACGGATCATTAAGAGCGATATCCGCAGCAACCGGTACATTAGCAAAATCACCATGAATACCGACCCACCCATAACTATTGAGCGAAATTGCCACGGGAGCAAAACCATCAATTCTATCATTCGCCGCATCCGCAAGAGTAACTACACTAGTAGAACTAATACTAACAAGAGAATTAGCCGTAATCGCCTCAGTACTAGCAGAAACATACTGATACACATTACCGCTTTGATCCAAAGCAACCAAACCAAGTTCGTGCTTCTGCGTTGAATCAACAGCAGTAAGATCTACACCGAGTAGTTTTACAGGCGCGGCGAATGGACTCGTTTGAGTAGCCATATCAACCTCACATGTTAATTAACTACCAGACGATAGCTGTTCAAGAGCAGCCTCAATAGACGTTCGAATGCTATTGGACCTAGCTATCGCCGGAGACGTACCATCGGCTACGCCGGTTTCAGTAGTATTCCGATCGGCCAAAGCCTTAAGTTCATCTGCTGTTGCACCACGCTGCTCATAAGACGAATACATACCTGAAGTATTCGAACGAACAGGAAGCACAACCTCAGCAGGACTGGCGGATTGTGTAGTCGTTTCGGGAGTCCGCGACACTGTACCCGTTGACTTATCATCTGTCGGATTATCGTTATTTGGTGCTACATTTTTGTTTTCACCCTCAGATTCATCCGACAAACCAAGATCAAGTTTCTCTGCTTTTTCTGGATGCCGCTGTCTAGCAAGAAGATAAATCTGCTCCAATGTATAAGTCTCATTCTCCGGCAATGAACGAGAAACTTCTAGCATTTCTTGCTGCCATTTCGGAAAATCAGGATGTCTATTTACAACATCAAGTAGTTCCTGATGAGTATTGTACGCATCAAGTACAGGCTGAAACTTACTAAGTCTCTCATCCACGTAATCACCAACAACCTTAAGCTGTGAAGCAACAACGCTACGAACGTAATCCTCAAACTTAGAACCGTCGCTCAAAATATCTTCAAGGTTAGCATGTCCCGGATCATCGGCCGAAGGAAGCTTCACCTTGGGAACAGAATTCCGTTCTCCCATAAGCTGGGATAGCTGATTCTGAATTTGTGCAATCCGCTGCTGAAGTTCGATGTTCTCTTGTCGAACCTTAGTAGCCCATCCTTGAAGCGCTTTGTAACGCTCATATGCCTTCTGAGGATCTCCACCATCGAACTTACGCTGTTGCTCAGCCTTTTGCTCTGGTGTTGGTTCTGGTTTACCGTCTTCAACCTCCTCAAAGTTAACTCGGAGGTTACCATCATCATCTAGTCCTAGCACGTCCTGTACTTTAATTTTCTTCATTTTCTCGGGTGCCTATCGTTGTTAAGGTCCTAACCTACATCAGGAAGAGAAGTCAATGCCTTCTCTATAGACTTAATCCTTTGTTCTTTTTCTTTTTGTTTTTTGTATTCTCTAGCCCGACTAATGTCTCGACTAGTTCCTCGTTCCCATACACGAACTGGATCATTCTTATCTTCTGCCCGCCGAAGTAGTTCTATTTCTTTGGGCGATTCCTTTGGTGCAGATTGATGCCAAACAGGAATCGACACAGAAGGAGGCTTCAACCAAACCAATCTCCCCTTAACCCCATTATGGTCCCATGCAACCTCACAATCATCGGCAGGCCTACAAGCCTCAAACACGGTACCATCTTCACGAACGTAATCATACAACGGCATAATTTCACCTACGTATTTCGTCCGCCACTAAGTCCACCGAGAATTGCCCCAAGCGCCGCGTTAGTTCCCGGACTTGCTTCCCTTTGAATTTGTTCCTGCTGCGGATTCGGCGCGTTCGCGCCTAAACCAACAGGTTGTCCAGACTGCTCCGAAATAGGACCACGAATAGTCAACCCTTCAGGGAAAAACCGCTCAATATCTTTCACATCGAACGTCTCAAGAGTCCAGCGCAGCAATTCAGCAACATCAATCTGCGCACCCGACGACGACAACAATTGAAGCTGTTGCAGAATAATCTGCATTACCTGCAAACGTTGCTGCCGCTCAACGGTACGATCAACACGCTCAGCAGACACTGTCGTCAATTCAAGATCGAATTCGCCCCTAATGTCTTCCGCAGTCATTCTGCTAAAGTCTTCCGCAGTAGCATTACCTGCGTTGATACCAAGAGGCAAAATAAGTTTATCCCTCTTCATGTTTGCTTGAGTATGCTGTAGAATTTGTCTAGCAACATCAGCAAAGAAGTTATCGATCTTTTCTACCTTATCCTCAAGCTTCAACCCAAAGAACTGAGACCGAGCGTTGATCTCCGTCGCAGACGTACGACTTTTAAGGTCACCGCCTTGCACAAGTGCATCAGATCCCGTCATTCTCCGGATATCATCCATGATGATTCTTTGTAGCTCTCCGGATTTAAAAACCTCCGTCGGCATAGAAATCGCACTAATCGGCACATCACCAGGAGTACCATCATGTAAAATGATCTCAAGAGCATCACCACTACTAGCCTTAGCCAATTCTGACTCTTCGACAAAGTTTTGCGCCGCGGTCAAAATGGTGCCAGTTCTGCGATGTTCACGAAATTCCTTCGTTCGAATCCTGTTTAGCTCCATTTGCTGATCTTCGATAAATGCTACCATACCTAGAGGGTAATGCTCATCAGGAAGATCAATAAACGGAACCATTACGTACGGAAAGCCATCAAGATACGGATAGGGCCAATCCTCTTCGATAACAGGCTGCTCAATCCCATCGATGAACACAAGACGGCGAGAAAACCGCTTGTCCCAAACCTCCCAAATAACTCCGAGATTCTGCGCATTTTCCTCCTCACGAAGAAGATCACGCTTTCCTCCAAAGTTACTTGCATGATTGGACATAAACGCTTGTCTTGTCGTCGGACTAGCGACCCCCATCCGAATATCCTTACGGATAGACTGCTTATACCTCCGATCCTCTACGATGTCCTGAATAGGACGGAAAAGAATCTCGGCGCACCAGCGAGCAGACTGCAAATCGTGATCCGGCGCATCCGGATCAAAAAGGAAATGAAAGGGGCTGATACGCCGAGCCCACGGCTCTTCTTCACGAATCGCATCATTATAATTAATTCGCACACCAGGTTTTAGTGCTGCATCATCCAATTCAAACCTATAACCGGTTTTGATAACTCCGTGACCAATAATCACAGCGTCTTTGACTGCCCTACGCAATTGCTTAGTAAATCCCTTTTCGCGCCACAGATAATTCAACAAGTTCTGCTGATTCCTAGCATTCTGAACAAACTCAGGCCGTTTAGGCCTGATAATGAATTCAGGATGCCGACGAACAAGAAACGGAAGAAAATCTTCTACCGTCGAACCGGTAATGTTCACTGTGATACGATCGCGCGCCATGTCAGAGTACAGATCTTCAACCGTACTTATAGCCCTATTACTCCAATGTTCACCGCGAACAATTCTTAGAGCACGCTTCCACGCCTTATCACCATTCCAGTGTTCTTGACGCCAAGCAAGAGCTTTTTGAAGCCGTGCACTCCACAATTCATATGCACGTTCTCCAGTGTGCTTTTCAACAACAATGACTTCTCTTGCCATATCAAATCCTTAGTTAATAACTTGGCCCGGTTCACCCGGGGCATGGTCCAAGTTACCTACTACACGTCTCGTTGCCATGCTCCGCGAACTATGTAGTCCCCCGCGCATCGAACCATCCCTATCTCCCACCTACCACCCGTCTCCTACCTCACCGTAATCCCTTTGACCTAGCGCGTCAAATTCCGCCTGCTTGTCAATAATCCGTTCCCACCACGCCAAAGTACCGTACGTCTTCTCGGGCGGAGGATTCTCGAGAAACTTTTTACCGTCGACTACACGCAAATTTTGTGTGACGCCAAGCTGCTCGACCATTTGCCAAGCAATTGCAAGCGCCATCACTAGATCATCATTACCTGTTGCAGCACCAGTTTTTCCGTGCTCAATCTCTACATACGACATCATTTCTCGGATTGTTGGAAGATCTCTGAGAATTAAGATATCGTCACGAAATACTCCCTTAAGTACATTGATCATGATTGGCTTTGATGCTCTATTCGTTGACCATCCGTACTTCGTTTGCAAAGAACGATTCGTACTATCAAATACTTGCCTACGATAGAGCATTGGATATCTATTGTTCTTCTTAAGCGCAAGCTGCGTAGCCAAACCTGAACCTGTAATTTCAACAGCTATCCAAGCACGATTGTACATATATCCTAACGTCGCCAAATAATTAGCAAAATCGTCAGGATCGATTCTTATCTGCGCTACTGCAACCTGAGTAAAATCCGGGATCCGGATCACATGTGCAGCAGAATAATCTCTATCGTCATAACCTTCTGCTACATCGGCGCCGATAGCATATCGAACGCCTTCTTGTGGTAGCTCATATACGCGAAGATCACCAGCGCGGATTGCAACCTCATAAGCGCGATCCCTGCTTAGCTTGTTATTTGACTGAAACAGCCTACTGCGACCTTTACTACGGTAAAATCGTCTAGCTTGCTTATCGAATGCGAATAGATCTACATTCGGAGGATTTTCGATCAGTTTGTCGCTTATATCACTTAGCTTCGCTATTGAAAATACGTGGTTACCAGAAGTAATAAACGCCTCTTGCGGAGTAATTGGATGTTCCTGACGGAAGAGCGTCTTATCACCATCAAACTCTTCATCGATTTGCGCTCTTCTCCAAGCAAGGCGCTTTAGAGATTCATACAGTAACCAGCTAGGATCTTTCGCTTTTTCCTCATACCAGAATTCGAGCTCCCTAATTATGTAATCTCGGATCTCCAATTCGTCGCCATAACGTCCCTCCGGCCGATCTTCTAGATCTTTCTCATCTAGAGGCTTAGGCATAGTGTATGTATCGTCAGCAATCCACGAAATGAATACTTTACGTATTCCATTGTGTTGATCCATCCATACATCATACGCTAGATTAAGCCCTTTGGCCGTAGTTTCGTAAATGACGAACGTTCCGGGCATCCTTGGTACGGCTTGACGAAACGTCTTCATCGTGGCACTAATATCATTGTTTACCTCAGGGTATCTCGCAAATTCCGAGAGATGGGCAAACTGAATAGTACCAGAAACACCGAAGTTCTTATTGTCAGCCGTAGCAATAGTTACCCGGCTTTGCAGACCAGGGTTACCGCTACCATCTTGTGGATACGACGGATTCGCCCACCACATTTCTCTACGATTCGAAATTCTACGTAGCGGTCGTACAGCCTCAGGGGATTCCGCCCACATAAGCTGCATCATAGAAAAGATACCTTGTGCCGCATCCGCATTGTGAGCAACCACAAGACCATCCCGGTGCGTATGCAATGTCAAGAACCAATATCCAATTCCTTCGCTAAAGGTGCTCATACCAAGCTGTCTGGCCTTAAGAAGGAATATCCTTACAGGACGCTTGGCATCAATGTCTTGCTTTATCAGCTTCCATACGTGTCTTTGCGCCCTGTTCAGCTTGAACGGAACAATACCACCGGCTTTGGTCCTGATCTTGAGGATCTCTTCTGCATACGAAGGAAAATCCTCTTTCCAGCGCAGCACTTGCAACGCCGCTGCATCAGCTGGATTCTGTATGTTACTCATCAATCACCTTAGACGTCACATCAAGGACCTTAGCACCCTGCGCCCGCTGCGCTTTTTCAACCTGACGCACAATCGCATCAAACCCACCTTCCGGCAATTGTCCGATTACGTTTAAAGTATTGTGCGTAATCTTGGTTGTTGCTGAACCTTGTTGCTCTGAGTCTTTTTTCGGGTCACCGCGGTCTTCGATTAGATTTTTGACGAATTTGACGGCTGCTACCTGACTTCTAGTATCACCAGCACCAGAAGCGATAGTGATTAGTCTGTCAGCCAGCGGACCGTACAGCATCAAGCGCAAAAGATTTTTTCGTGCTTCAATAGCCTTTTCGAAGACCTTAGGTTCCGCAATGAGTTCAACAAGATCGCTAGTTTCGATGTTCAATCGAGTAGCAATCTCTTCTGTTGACTCGCCGGCAACATAAGCCCGCACTATATTGAACAGATCGTTTTGATCGATCTGAAATTCGCCGACTTGTATCGGCTCCAATTTATTATTCATGATATCGCTTCATGATATCGAATTAAGATAACAACCTGGTCACGCCGTTACGACAAGGATACACCAGTCTCGTAACTTATATTCCTACAATTCGACGTGACCAGGCCAGTCTAGCCTCCGAGGAGGGACCTACGTGAAGATCTCCAAAGGAAATGGGATTTGCCGTCGCCATTCAAAAGGAGCTCTTCAGGCATGCCCCCGTCGACTTCCCCAGTAGGCACAGGTATAACACACGAGGGGGCGATTTGTCCGGGTTCTACAGAAGAAATTTCAAAATAATTTTTGCGTGCATACACTCGTGTACACCCGAGGATGAAGTAGTATTCTCGAGGATTATTTATTTGCCGAGGATGAATG